GATTCGCCGCGGTGTACGGCGTCACGACCTCCAGCGGCGTCCCCGGCGAGGATTCCAGAACGCCGTTGTTCGTGTAGAACCGGATATAGAGGTCGCCAAACTCCAGGACATAGGCTTGCGTCGTGTTGAACTCGAACCGCGCCAACCATGTCCGGTTAGCAGACGCCTTGACCTCGGCCACGAACCGAGTGCCGCCACGCCGCCGCGCCGGTCCCTGCACCAGCGGGATGAAGTTCTCCATCAGCGAACAACCCGCCGCGACCTTCGCGACGTCCACGCGCCCGATGAGTTCCGGCGCGAGTTCGCCAGCGTTGAATGCCTCTTGGATCGGACTGGCTTTCGGCATCAGAGCCTCGACAACATCCACGCATCGTCCGGGATCGGCTCCGGCGGGTTCTCAACCGCGTCATTGCGCAGCGCCGACCGGAGCGCCTGCTTGTATTCGTCCCACGCCAGTTGACGCTTGCCCGCCGACTGCGTCAACCGCTCGCAGATTTCCACCGCGAGACGGCACGCGAAGACCTCGACGAACGCCGCATCCCACGCGCCCGCGTCCTCGATGCGCGCGATGTAGCGGATCTTCAGCGGCGCGTCGTAGTTCGTCAGGATGCGCCCGCCCTCGATCTGCCATTCAGATTCCGGGTACGCGCGATAGTCCGACATCGACGGCCCCGGATAGAACTCGCCAACCATCAGCACCCGCAGGCAGTCCGCAGGCAGTTGGTACTGTTTCAGATAGCCCCACGCCGGCGCGGCCAGCAACGCCGCCAGCGAATCTCGCTTGATTGCAAAGTTCCAGTTTCGCGACCGCAGCTCTGCATCTCGCACGATGGACCACAGCGAGTCGATGAGTTTCGCCGGCTCAAGATCGTCCGACAACGACATGATGCGCGCCTCGCCGATCTTCGACAGCGCCCGATTCGCAATCTGCACTTGGCTTGCCATGTCAGCGCCCCATCAGTCGACCCGGCGAGGCCAGGAATGGATTGTTAGGCAGCGTGCCCACGGCAGGCGGCGCACCGCCAGACAGCGATGCGCCGCCGATCCAGTAGGCGAAAAGGGAACGATAGCCGCTCATGCCGGATCGTTCCCGGTGATCGGGTCAGCGCCAGGCGTGCTTGCCACGGTGCCCGTCCATGACGTAGTCGCATCGTCCGTGTCGTAGACCGTGAGCGTGCTGCTCGACACCGTCCACTTGTTCCGCAGGAAGTGCAGCGCCTGCATCACCGTGCGGCCGGTGTCCGATCCGCCCGACACGTTGCGCCCGAGGATCTTGTCGGCAATGTCCCCGCGTTCAGCCGTGGTCAGAGTGACGCTATCCCCCGGCAGCGCAGCGAATACTTGCTCGCGCAGGTCGATGGGATCGGCACCGCTGGCCGTCGCCCTCAGTACCAGATCGCCCAGCGTGTCGGTGTGCGATGTGGTCAGCGCAAGGCTGTACCAGCCATCACCCCGCTCGGTGACCGTGGGAGTGATAGACGCAAACGCCGCGCCGTCTTTCGACAACGTGATCGTAAGGGTCGCGCCCGTCAGCCCGGTAACGTGGTCGGTCGAGTCCGTGAGGAAGACCATCAGATTTCGCGCGGTCGATTGCTTGATCATGTGCTACCCCTTGTTGACCACGCGAGATTTGCTGTAGGTATTGCCGCCACCGCCACCGCCAGCAGGCGGCGGGTAGTGCAGGATCACCGCCTCGATGTCGAAGTTGATGAAGGTCGAGTTGCTGTTGATTGCCTGAGTGCCGCCTGACGCGACATCTCGCCCCGCAACAAGGCCGAGGCCAGTACCGGGCTTGATGATGATTCCCTCACCGGCTTTCGCAGAAAACATCAGGTCATCGTCCGTCGTGCCAGCGCGCATGCCGGATGTCTCGTCGATAGCGCGGAAGTCTTGCGCGCGGGTGCTGCGACTAAAGGTGCCTGCGTCTATCTGCGCCTTGTTCCACGCTTGCAGCGCCGTCCCGCTCCCGAAGGCCAAGCCGTGCGTCTGGTAGTAGTCTGCCTGCCACTCGCCCGCGATGACCGGCTGGAAGGATCCGCTGACGACTTGCAACGCGGAAGGAGCGCTCTTGCTGGTATCGGGCAGAATCGGCGTCACCGTGTTGCCGCCGAGCGCGAGACCAGCAATCCGGCACAAGCGCAGGCCCGGGGTCAACACCGCCTCGCCGTCCATCGGCAACACCCACAACCGCACCGCGAGAACCACGCCTGACCCGGTGCCGTTGAAGATGGCGAAGTTCGACTCTCCGAGCCTGCGGTCAGTCGACAGGTCGGTCGAGCGGCAGATGTAGGTCGCGCCGGTCGCAGTGTCCGTGACCACGGCCGCCGTCTGCATCGAGTGCTGCGTGCCGTACTGGTCTTGAAACAGCCCGACGCCTTCGCCTTCGCGCAGGATGATCGGCTCGACATCCGCGTTCTCGCCGCCACGGAAGATGTCAGCGAAGTGAGACTTCTGGTGGCTCATCATCGAGCCGCCGTAGGTGAGGCTGCTAAACTGCGAGTTTCCGACCGTCAGCGAATACGCGGGCGCGTCGGCGATACGGCGGAAGATGTCGGTCGCGGTCGCAGTGTCCGGGTTGTTGCGAACCAGCACCTGCGCCGGTAACGCAGCATCGGCTGTGTCCATCTGAATCGGCGTCACTGAGTCGCCACCAGACAGTGCGGTGATGCGCGCAATCGACATCATCCCGGCGCGGCCGACGCCTGCAAAGTTGTTTGACAGCGGCGCTGACGGCGAGACGCGCAAGCTCACTAGCTCGAAATAGCGTCGGTCGTCCGCAGTCTCGTTGTTGAAGATGCCGAACAACGCATCCTCCAACGGGCGAACGTCCACGGCATCGATCTTGATGTATAGCGTCTCAGGCATCAGGGATTACCTCTGAGAACGCCGAATATCGATCCTGCACGCCGCAGCCGGGGCAGCGGATCGGCGGCGCAAAGCCACCGGTTCCGCCGTTCAAGTCCTGGCGCACCCGGTCGGCCAGCGCCTGCGCGGCCTCGAACTCGTGCCCGCACGCCCCGTGCTTGAGCGTTGGCATGTTAGGTCGCCGCGTCGGTGAACTCGATTTCCAGATCGGCCGTGCCGACAGCCGACGACCCTGAGTGGAACAGTTGCACGCCCTCGGCCGCTCGGCTGACGATAGGTTCGACGTTTGTGTCGCCATATCCCGCGTTCCAGATCTCGGCAAACGGCACCAGCGTGAGCCAGTTGGCCTGTGTCGTACCGGCTACCACAGGCTCTTCGTTGACGAACAAGAACCGACGGAAGATGTCCGTGCCGGTCACCGTGCGGTTAGTGCCACAGGTCGTGTTTGCGTTGAGTGCCGATGAGTTAGAGTCGTGCTTGACCGGCGTCACAGCCGTGCCCGACGACGCCGCCGTGATGCGTCGCACCTGTCCGGTCGTGATGACGCCCGTGACCGCCGCCGTGCCGTTATTGAACCAGTACATGCGATAAGCGCGAATAACCCGCGTCGTGCCGGTCGCGTTGAACACATCGAGCATGTCCTTCGCGTTCGCATACGCAATCGCACCACCCGTTGCACGCCAAGTCGCCGCCATATCAGACCCCCAGAGAAATGATCTTGCCGGTGCCTTGCGTCGCCCGGAAAACTTCGATTTCGCCGCTGCCGTCCATCTGCGGGCCAGCGGCCCACTGCTCAACTTTGCCTTCTTGCAGCGCCTTCACGCTCGCGTCCAGATCGTCTCGCGTGTCGCCAGGGCCAAGTCCGATACGGCGCGCGGCCTGCACGCGCATCATGAACTCAACGCACCGGCGCACCGCCCAAGTAGGCAGCGGCGACTCGGCACGCAAAAACCACGATCCACGCGCCGGTCGCCATTCCATTGCAGGTTGTCGACTGAGCATAATCAATCCATCTGCAACGAACGGATCTTCGCCAGCTTCGCGTCCAGATCGGCTTCCTTGACGCGCACCCGCTGCTCGGCCGCGGTAACCTGCTCCTCGCGCATCTCGAGTTCACGCACTTTGCGGACGATGGCATTTTCGCGCTCGGCCAGAATCTCGGCATTCGCGCGCGCCTGCTCCTCGACCTCATCGCGCCGCTGCCGGGCCTGCTTTTCGGCATCGTTCGCCTCTTCCAGCGCAATCTTAGCCTTGGTCTTCGCCCGCTCTGCATCGGCCAGCACGCCGGCAGACTCGGCCTCGGCCTTCGCTGCCGCAGCCGCAGCCGCCTGCGCGCGCTCGGCAGATGCGCCATTTTCGGTAATCGCCGCACTCAGGGCATCGGTCGCGGCCTGCATTTCAGCCAGTTTCGCGGCGTACGCCTCAGGCGAGCGGATGACGTCCAGCAGCCCGAACAGGTCAGACATCGCCGCCGGGGCGGGTACACTCGGGATCACCATTGCATCACCCCTTAGGTATTCGAGATCACGGCGATCTTGTACGCCGCGCCCATTGGGACGCTGAAGTACTCGGTCTGCCCAGCAGCCATGCGCGCAGCCGTGGTCGTCGCGGTCGGGTTCACGCCGAACCTGATCGAACAGATGACGTCGGTATGCACCCGCACAACCTGCGTGCGCGCATTGAACGCCGACGACTGCGCGCTGGTACCGCCCACGGACACCGTCTGTTCGGCCAGCGGCGGCTGGCGTACAGCCTGTACCAGCCCGCCATGCTGCGCGCCCATCACTTCGTGCTCGGAGATGTAGACCGGCATCGGCTACCCCTTAGGCAATCGGGCTCGTCTCGCGGGTCTCCAGATATGCTTGGATCGCCTTGAGCGCCAGGATTACATCGATCTTGCTCGAGTAGACGGTGTCGTTCACCCGAAGTTCGATAGCCTCGGACGACGTCGACGCGCCCTCGGTAACCTGATTCGGGAAATGCTCACCGCGCACCACGGAATAGAATCGGTCAGCCATTCTCTAGCCTCCATTGCGAACCGGGGAGCCTTAAGCCCCCCGGTCGCCTTGCATTACAGGACGTAACGCACCTTCAGCGCCTGCCCGACACCCGCGCCGTTGTAGGTCGTGGAGATCGTGCCGACCACGTCGTACTCGCGCTGCGGATCGGCTGTCAGCCCCAGCGCCTGCCACAGCGGCTGCAACGACTCAGCGAACGTGTATTCGCCCGACTCGTAAGTGATATCCACGTTGCTGTAAGGCCCGTTGGTCAGCGCGAACGCCGAGGCGAAGAAGTCCGCATCGACCACAGCGCCGCCGTTTTCCAACGTCTGGTAGATGCCGATGTCCAGCGCGCCGGCCGTGGTCGCGTCAGCAGTCGAGAACAGCACCGCCGAAACCCGGGCGTTTGACGGCACCCGGCAGAACCGGTGCACCGAGGTGCCCGAGTCGTCGGCCGCGTTTGCGACGTAGCCGGCGGTCTCCAGCAGATTTCCCTCGGCGCCCTTGCTCGGGTTCACCGGCACCCGAGGGACAGCCACCATGTCCGCGATTGCGGTCGAGTCACGATTGACGATTGCCATGTTTTACCCCTTGCGTTGTGACCGCGATTAGGCGCGGTAGGACTCGATGGCGTAAACCTTGTTCTCTTCGAGACGGGTCGCGCCGACGGTCATTTGCGTGTACACCTGCCACGGCTCGCCTTGCAGGTCGTGCCGGATGCTGATGCTGTTCTGAATGTCGTTCCACATCCCGAGATGCATCCCCGACTTGACCCATACCGGCAGCGTGACCTCGTTCGTGCCGGCCAGCGACTGCTCGATGAGTTCGCAATGGATGAACCGGAATCCCATGAACTCCATGATCCGCCCATCGCGCAGCACCGGCATCCCGCCGTTGAAGTCGCTCGACACGACCTGAATCTCGCCGAGCAGCGCGTCGTGGTCGGACGCAGTGATGCCGACGTATGCCTCCTCCAGATCGAAGTCGACATGGTTCGCCATCATCAGCCGCTTGACCTCGCGCAGTTTCGCGACGTTCAGCCGCGAGTTAGCGCCACCGACCGCTACGTCGACCTCGTTGCCGCTGGTAAAAGAGGTGTTCGTGCTGCCAGTCTCGCCGGTTTTGGCGGTGCCGGTAAACGCGGCGCAAATCACCTGATCCATCTTGCGGCCCGCGGCCAGCACGGCATTGCGGACGTACGCCGATTCCGGATCGGTGATCAGGCGCAGTTTGTCGAACGAGTCGATCAGTTGCGGCAGATCGAAGTCCGAAGGCAGAACCCACCGGCGATCAGTCGGCGCGTCGACGCGGTTCATCGGCGAGAACCGGCTGGTAACGGTCTGCATCTCGACTTTGCCGATCTGATCGACCGGGCTGGACTGTTTGCCGACGTAGGAACCGACGGAGACGGCGTCGCGGAGTTTCGAGCCCTGCTGCTGGAGCAGGAGCGCGATATTCGTGCTGTACTGCTGAACGTAATGAGTCGGAATGTTGACGGACATGATAGCCCCTCACGAAAAGTGGAAGATTGCACGATTCGAAGGGCTTATCCGTTGCCGGGGCCGACTTCTGCCGTAGCGCGGCACGCTGCGGTCTTTCCCGCCGTCATCGGGACGCCCGACCAGAGCCGGGCGCTTTTCCGAGAATGCCTTACGGTATCACGCCGATTGCTCGTATGCAATGCGATGCAAACGCTCGAACTCCGACCGCGCGTCGGCGTCACCGGACAAATAACGCTGCGTCCACGCCTTGTCCGCTTTCAGCGACGAAATGCGCGCCCGCGCGGCCTCCGGCGTCTGGCCGAACGACCCGCGGCCGGCACCCTCGCCGCCCTTCATCGGAGCCTCGGCAAACTGCTTGCCAAGCGCGGCAAATACCCGCACCGCCTTGCCCAGCCCAAGCGCGCGCTCGATAGCCTGCGCCTCGTCCTGCGACAGCCCGGATTCGCGGATCGCCCGGCGCGCCAGTTCGGTCTGCGCGTCGTATTCCTTGCCCCAGGACTTCTTGAGGTCTGTCACATCCAGCGCGGCCTGCTGCTCGTATGCCGCATCCGAATCTTGCGTCATCTTGCCGGTGTATTCCGACCACTTCCCGGCCAGCGCCTCGGCCTGCTTTGCCGTCAGCCCGGCCTCGTGGAACCACTGCGCGGCGTCTTTTGCGAACGTCCCGGCGTCGCCATCAGGCACCGGCAGCTTGTATCCGTCCGCCGTCTCCGGCCTGCCTAGCCGGTTGTAGAACGCCGCCCAATCCTCGGAAGCCGCGTCCTCTTTCGGCAGCACCACGCCGCGACCGGCCTTGTCAGCGCCAAGCAGTTTCTCGAGATTCTGATACGACCCGAGCAGGTCGGCCGGCTGCTTCCAGCCCTTCGTCTGCACGAACCCGCGCGCCGACTCCGGCAGCGCCGCAGTCCAGTCCGCCGGCCCCGCAGCCCCCGCCCCGGCATCAGCGGTCGGGTTGCCTGTATCCACAGACCCAGTATCTTCACTCATCAATAGCCTCTCTCTCGGTTAGACGCATCAGATCCGCGTCGGAAACGTGCAAATGCCCCAGGATTCGCAGCAGCACCTCACGGCGACCCTCGGCCTGCATCGTGGCAGGTACATCCGTCTGCCGCGATATCGTGCTGACAACCGTCGTGCTGCGATGCAAGCGGCAGAACTTCGCCAGATCGCGCACGACATCCTCACCCGCCGGCGTCAGATTGCCAGCGTCGTCCAGAAAGCAGCGACGGTAAGCGCCCCGCCGCCGGATAACCCGCCGGACGAAATCGATCACGGAACGATGGCCGGCGCACCCTGCGAGGCGAGCCGCTGCGTCTCGGCTAGAGTCTTCGCCGTGTCAGCCACGACCGGCGCGGCTTGCAGTAGTTGCTGCGTATTCATGGCCTCGGCCTGCTCGGCCTGCATGGCTTCGATCTCGTCCTGAGACCGGACGATCTTTGCCGGGATGCCGTTGATCATCGCCAGTTCGCGCGCGGCCACCGGCAGGTTAAACGCCATCATCACAGACGGGTCGACCTGCGCTAACGGTGCGACAGCCTCGAACGTCCGCAGGATCGCCACGGCATCTTCGGCACGCTGCGCTCGGTTCAGCGGGCTGACGTACTCGATGTCAATCTCGCCGCCGATCTCGATCAGTTCCTGCGGCATGGGCGGCAGCACGCCGGCGCGGGCGAGGATGTCCAGTTCGCGCTCGATCATCGGGCCGAGCATCTCCGACTGCTGCCGGCCCATCGTCGGCGCGAGCAGCGCACCCTTTTCCTGCGCGCGCAGCATCGCCTCGGTCGCCGTCATCTGCGGCGCGTCAACGAGGATCTGGAACAACGTGACGAGGAACGCGTCATTAATCACCCGCTGCTGCGCTTCCAGCATCTCCATGCCGATATCGACGCGTGCCCCGGTCTGCAACGGCAGCACAACCGGCTGGCCTCGCTCGTCAACGCCACCGAAGTTCAGCGCATTCGGCCGCAAGTCGAACGCTTGCAGCGCGCCATCCTCTTGCAACAGCAGCGGCGGCGAGACCTGGAGATGAGCCGCCCGGATCACGGTCTTCTTCATCTCGTTGATCATCTTGATATCCGGCAGAACCAGCATCGCCGGACTGCGCCCGTACGTCTCTCCCGGCGTCGTGATGTAGCGCCCGACGATGTACGGCAGCGAGTTGTACCCGCCCTCTTCGACAATGGTCGAGGTCTCCCGGCAGATGTAGTAGGACGCGAACGGCATCGCGCCGACGTCGTCAGACTCCTCGCTTGGGTAGACGCAGTGAACGAACTCGAACTTCTCGTCCGGCCGCTTCTCGGCCATGTCCCGCACTTTCGGCGGCAGCATCGCCGGGTCGAACGCCTGCATCGCCTGCCGCGCGGTGTACTCGAACGACCTGAATACCGTGTCGACAATGCCGTGCCGGTTCTCGCAAAAGTAGGTGTTTGCGAGGTCCACGGACTTGTACCGGATGCCTTGCCCAAGAATGTCCTCCAGCATCAGCCCGCCGGAGCCGAACGCCCCGATGCTCATGTACGACTCGTGCATCTGCGACGCAAAGTTCGCCGACGCCGAATACCGCACCCGAAACAGCAGATCGGTCACCGAATCCAGATACCGCTGCACCGCAGGCTGCTCGTTCAGCGCCTCGTCGGCCACGCGCAGTTTGTGCCACTTCGTGGTCCTCGGCGTAAGCATGGACTCCATCGCCGCCGAAAACCGCGTGAGCGCCAGCGCAGCCGTTGCGTCGAAAAGCTTCTCGGTGCGCTTGTCGCCCTCGGTCCACGCGCGCTTTTGCAAGAACAGCGCGCGGTCCGGCCAGATGCGCTCGGCAATCTCCTGCCAATGCGCGTCCCAGATCGACCGCTCGGACTTCAGGCGCTCGTATCGGCGGATAAGTTCGGCGGCGTCGCTCACTTCTTGCCCTTCGCGTGCTTGAAGTACTCGACCTGTTGCAACCGCTTCTCGGCCTGCGCGCGCGACGAATACGGCCCGCCCAGGTTCTTGCCCTGCTTGGACACGACCTTGTAGCCGCTGCCGCTCTTGCGAATCATCAGGCACCCAGCAGCGTCTTGACCGCCGTCTGCGACTCGGGCACGCCCTCGGGCGACGTCAGCACGGTTGCCGCCGCCCCACGCCGGCGTCGCGCGGCATCGGCGCGGGACTGGCGCTCGGCAGCGTCGTCAATCGACGGCGGAGCGGGCGGCGGGGGCGGCGGCGCAGGCATGGCGGGCGCAGATCGCGTGCCCAAAACGGAGTTCAATGGACCGGACATAATCCCTCCAAGATGCCCGGATTCTGCCCGCCTGTGTGCGTTGTGTCAACCGAACATCGAATAATCGGCCACCGCCTGCCCTCGCCGCTGGTATCGCTCACCGCGCGACAGATCGCGCCGGCCGCGGGCGAGGTAGCGCAGCGCGTCGGCATAGTCCGAGGTCCAGTCGTGCAACGGCGCGTCCTTGAACGCCTGCCGTTTCTCGTCCCACTCTCGCCGGTACTGCCGGATGGCGTCCAGCGCCCGGCGCATGCGCTCGCGGGCCTCCTCCGGCGTCTCGCCCTCGAACGGAATAGGGTCGGTGTTCCACTCAATCAGCGGCATCATCTGCCGCACGGCATGGATCCCGACGTCCACGCTCGGATCGCGGTCGAGGATGCGGATCGGACGCCAGCCCAGCCCGGTCGCCTGCTTCTCGAGCGAGGTGCCGGCGACGTCCCGGATGTTGCCGTGCCCGCCGTCGTGCGGCCAGATCGTGTCGGTGATCGTGTACGGCCTGCCAATCACCCGCCTCGCATACCAGTCGATGCCGACGCCGGAACCTGCAAGGACGTCGATGATCCGGATGCGGCCTGACGGCAGCGTCTGAAAGAACCACGCCACGGTCTGGTCGCCATGCCCCAGGTCGCACGCCACGCCGACCGGGTACTGAGGGAGCCACGGATAGTCGCCAATGCGGCCCTGCGACTGCGCGCGGGACATCAGTTCGCCGTAGTACGCGCCGGGGATGGCGGCGTCGAAATCGCAATAGTACTCCTGCGCGATGATCGCCGCGGCTTCCTTTTCGCCGCGCTCGGCCACCAGTTCACGGCGCTCGCGGGCGATGACCGAAGCCGGGATTGCCTGCGTGTCGTCGACGGTCAGCACCTGCCCGAACCAGTCCGCGTCGCGCTGCGCGTACTCGACCAGCCTTGAAAAATGATTCCGGCCGCGCGGCGTCGAGATGAACGCCGCCCACCCGCCGTTCTCGGCAAGGATCGGTCGCAAGAACGCCCACGAGCCCGGATCGGATAGCGCGTACTCCGAGAATACGACGCCGACCGGCGGCGAGCCGACCAGCGCATCGTAGTTGTCGGAGCCGACGACTTGCCACGACGAGCCGTTCCGAAACCGGATGAACATGTCCTGTTCGCGGGTCGTGGCGCGGATCTCGGCCGGGAACGCCTCGTCGATGCGTCGCCGGCCGGTGTGCGGGTTGATCGCGTCCCAGATCGCCTTGCGCGCCTGATTGGCCTGCGGGAGCATATGCCAGTAGCCACCGACCCGCTGCATTGCGCTAACGGCAGTCCAGTGCAGGCTGATATCGTCCTTGCCCGAACGCCGGTGCCACGCCAGCGCCAAGCGCCTGCAGCCGCTCTCCAGAGCGGCCCAGGCGTCCATCTGATACGGGCGCGGCCTCCACCCGTTAGCAGGTAGCCTAATCGTCGGCAAGGGCGTTCTGGAGGCTATCGCACGCCTCGCGGATGCGGGCGATCTCTGCGGCGGCAGCAGCGCGGTTGCCAAGCGCCATCGCGGACCAGATGCGCCCGCGCGCGTCGCGGATCGTTTCGAGATGCGGCACCCACCGGTAAGCCTCCGGCGTAATGCTGCACGACGGCCGCGGTTCGTATCCGAGCGACGGGTGCGGGTTCGGGAAAGGCCAGGACTTCGGGGTATTCACGGTCTGCATGGTTGTCTCCTGTCGTTGTAGGTTGGCAGCGCCCGACTCGCGGCCCTTAGGCTTTCGCGAGCCTGAGGGTGCTTTCACCGGCTGAGGGAGCCCCAACATAAACCCGAGCCGGTCGTCGTCGCTGCCTGCCGGTGTTAAGGCACCGCCGGCTGGCCTTGTCCTGTCATACGGTCTCGGTCTGCTCGACCGCGAAAGTGTATCCGAGCGCCTTGATCTGCTCCACAGCGCGCGGCGTGAACGTGCGGGTGCCGATGAGGTCGGCAAACTTGCGGGACAGATCGCACGCCGGGTAGATCGTGCGATTGCCGTAAACGTTGGTGATGCGGACGGTGAGGGTTTGCATGGTGGTCTCCGGTTAGCGCGCCGCGACGTGCAGCGCATGGACGTACTGTGCCACAGTCCGCGCCGCCTGTGTCTACCGTTCGTCGGCCAAAACCTACCGTTCGTCGGTCAGCCTCACCACCTGCACCGTCAGCGGCGACTCGGCGTCGCCGGCGACTTGCACGCGGTCGCCGTACTTCCGCGGCGCGAGCTTCGACAGCAGCCACTTCCGGGTATCGACCTGGAGCCGCTGCTTCTGGACCGCGCCCGTGTCCGTCGATCCAGAGTCCGTGCTGCCGACCGGAGCGTCAGCCAGCGCCAGCGTCTCGGCCGCGATGAACTCGACCAGATCCTCCCTTGCGCGCGCGTATTCCTCCGCGAGTTCGGCGTCCTCGTCCACCCACCGCCCGAACGTCGACGGCGGCACGCCTACGGCAACGCAGGCGGCGTGCGCGGACTTCCCCTCGCGCATCCCTGCGAAAACGGCTCGCGCGATGCTGGCGCGTTCTTCTGGGCTTCTGCCTCGGCTCATCTCGACCTCCTGTCCAGATCGTACCGCGCCCACTGCTCGCGCGCCAGCCGTTCGGCGTCCGGGCGCGGCAGTCCGGCGTCGAACTCGAGGATTCCGGCGCGTTCTTCGATCCATTCTCGCCGGTTGTCGTCGTCGTGACAGTTTCCCTGTATTTTGTCCGCTGGATTTCGTGACATTGGATTTTGAAAAGGTGACATTGCTTATTTTCCTTTTGCAATCAACGATTTACCAGCCCCGAATGACGCGATGACGTGACTGACCCACTTTTCCATATAGCACCCCGTTCTTTTTTGTCCTCGCGCGGACGAAAACCATATATTTCCCCCTCTTATATATATAACATGTCATTCATGTCATAAGTGTCATTTATATAAGGGAATCAAGCACTTGGAGCATGACGCCTGTCCGCGAGGTGTCCACGGGGTTGTCATCGCAGGGAGGGCACGAGCAGCAGCCGGGCCACCGCAGTCCTACGCGAGGAGTTACCGTTGAGCCCCCTGATAAGGATACCCGCGCGGGTAACGTCGGCCTTGGCACAGTTCTTGCGTCCGAGGTCCGTCAGGACATCGGTCGCAGTCCGCCAGTCCCAGAGGTCGCGCGGCTGGTCCCAGCGCAGGCCGTGAGTGATCAGATCCTCGATAGGATCGGCCACCTGAAAGTCGGCGTTGTGTTCGTTGAGCGCAGCGAACTCCTCCGGCGTCAGGAACCACGATTCGCCTGCTTTGTAGAGGGACTCATACACCTGCGCCCAGACCTGTTGCATATCCAGATCGTGGTCGTGGTCGATATGCTCGCAAGCGACGGTCCAATAGCGCCTGTTGCCGCTTTCGTCGTGCAGGTAGTGGGTAGGGTTCACCGACGCGAAAAAAACCGTCCTGCGCGCGTAAGTGGACTCCTTGCGGGCGTACGCTCGCCGCAGGACGTCCCGGTCAGACGTCAGGAAAGACTTCAGCGCCGCGACGTCGGCCCGCCGGAACGTGGCGTCGATCTCGCCGAGTTCGACCAGCCAGTGCGACACGCAGCGCATCACGCTGTCCCGGTCGTCGGGTCTGAGGAGCAGCCCGTCCTTGAGGACGCCGAGATGCTCGGGTGCCAACCTTTTAAACCAGCGGGTTTTGCCCAGGTACTGCGGCCCTTGCAGGACCAGCACGCCGTGCGCGGAGACGCCGGACGGCCGGAACGCGGCGGCGACGGCGGAGATCATCCATCTCGAGATGAACGCGCGCTTCATGGCGGCGATGCCCGCATCGGCCTCGTCCACCGCCCGGATGGTGCCGATCAGCGCGGAGAGCCGGTCCTGCCCGTCCCAAGCGCGGGAGGTGATCCACTCGGCCACCGGGTTGTATTGATTCTGGTCGGCCAGATAGCACAGGTAGTCCGGGATGCGGTCGAGCGGTACTTGCATCTTCGCGGCCTCGGAGACGAACCACGCGAGGCTGGCATTGGCTCCGTTGTCGACGCTGAACCCCTGGCCGGGGATAAGCAGTTCCTCCTCCTTGCTGATGACGTTGTACCGGACCACGACGCCCAGCCGGCGCGCGCACTCGATGACGTTTTCGATGCACGAAATCGCACGCCCGCGTGCATTTACGACCGGCATAGGGGTGAGGTAGTCCACGACGGCCGGGACGCCTGGGGGGGCTGGCGGGACGCCTGTGGGCGTTTCTGGGGCGGTTTGCGGGGCGGTTTGCGTGGCGGTAACAGCCGGCACCCGCGGCCTCGGCGCGATCCCGAGAATCTGCGCGGCCTGCTTGGTCGCGGCCCGGACGTCGCCGGCGTGGTCGTAGTGCGCAAACAGGTCGAAACTGTTCACCGGTCGCCCGGACTCGTCGGAGCAGAGCGGGTCGCTTGCGTGGTGAATCCATGCCCGGTCGTCGTCAAGCAAAGAGACGCCGGGCAGGCCGGACTGCGAGTGCGGCGAGAGCCACCGCCGGCCGCGCTGGACGTAGCCGTACCGCTCGAGCGCCGCGGTGATCGGGTGCGCGGCGATCCATGCGCCGATAACCGACTCGCCGGTATGCGGCCGCGGCTCGGCCGCTGCCGGTTTCGGGACCG